CATAAACGTTCTATTTTTGTTCATTTGAGTCCTCAAAGTTTGTTGACTGTTGCTCAACGCATGGATGTTCAGAGATTTCATAATAGAATGTATAAAATTATTATTGATGGTGACTTCATATGTAATGCATTTTCTTTTGCTTCTAAGTTGATTACAACTTTACATGGTGTTGACGCTGTTAGTTATTTTACTGCTATGGGTAGCTGTGGTGTGTATAAGCTTACTGATCATAATAAAGAAATTATTGATGATGATCTTGTCACTTATCGCCTTAATGGTGTAAGTGGTACTCCTCTTAAATTTAATGTTCCTCTAGATGGTGAAGATTGTATGTTAATAGCCTATGATAGTGCTAGCGATAAAGCTCCTAAGATATCTGCTGGTGTTATAAATAAAGAAGGTTTTCATACTTGTTCTTCTATAGTTGGAAATTGCGGTGGTATTATAATTAATATGGCCGGTGAAGTAATAGCAGTTCATAATGGTGGTGCTACAGTTGTTAATAAAGCTATACCACTTACCCCTGATTTAATCTTAGCATTAAAGCAGGGTTTTCAATAGACCTCACAGTTCCGACTGGGTGGGATACCATATATTCTCCTCCTCCCATGAATTTCGAAAAGTTGAAAGACTATGTCGAGACGATATGTGGAAGAGAATTGGCATCTCCGACTGACAACGATTTGTACTCTAAATTACACGTTGAATATGTCAACCCAGTCTATTTACCACCTGTTGCTCGTTTTGCTAAATTTACTCAATTCTCTAATAAACGGAAGAAAGATGCTTCTTTTGGAGATTTTGAAGTTTTAAATGGCGAGCAATCAGATGGGCTGTGGGGTTTAACTAAACCAAATGAATATGCATATTATAAGGGCTTATCTAAGTTTTGTAAAGCGCAAGTAGTTGATTACGATGAAGAAGCGTGGGCTTTTGCCTCTCAAGCTGTTGAAGATCATTTCTTTAAGTATCTTAAAGAATCTGGTATCGAAAGTGTAGCTGAGAGCATAGCTCGATTAGATATTAAAAAGTCCCCTGGACCACCTTGGAATTTTAATTTTAAAACCAAGGAAAAGTTGATCACTGATGAACTGTTTCTAAAAATGTGCCACGATGGGTGGGACCAACTTTTGGAAGCAGATCGAGTATGGTTAACTGGTACTGCCTTAAAAGAGGAAGTCAGACCTCAAGAAAAAATTGATGCAAATAAAGTGCGCTTATTCAATCCTCAAGCTGCTGACTTGAATGTTTTAACAAATCGC